GCTCTTCCGATCTCTTCATAAAGTACCTATTAATCTTATTTATAATACATTTCATAATAATGATTCTCATCCGCTCTATACGATGTCAATAGAATCTACAAATGATCCATCCTTTAAGGCAACAGAGATTGAATCACCACTGTCATATAATCCTATATATATGTCATTTATAAAAAGAGGATTAAAAGATATAAATTGTTGTAGGATTCTAATCTCTTCAAAGCAGACCTTCTTTACAAAACTCCCAGAGATAAACTATCTCACAACAGTCTTTAGAAATATAATTTTTATTAGTGAACTTGTAGATTTTATTCGTCCTATCTATTCAGACTCACAGTTTGCATTTAATGAAATGGGTGAATTCTTTACAATTGATCTAGAGTCATTTACACTTCATCATGACTACTCGCGCAAAGATTTTGCATTTGAGCCAATGACATATAAGACTACAGGCCTTCTTGGTGACTTTGTCTATCAATTATCTGTGGTTGCTGAAAATTTCTACAAAACTGGACGGCAAGGTGAAGTCTATCTATCGAATGATATTGCGTTTCGTTTTGGCTTAGAAACAGCATTTAATGATACATCTCGGTTTGTAAAAGAACAGATTTATATAAAAGAATATAGTATATGGCAAAATCAATCATATGAGATTGACTTAAGTTGTTGGAGAAAGTCTCCTCTTCTCTATAAAACAAATTGGAGAGAAATTTTTGAATCAGTCTATACTGTTCAATGGGGTTCCCATCGATGGATTGATATTCCTAGACTTGAAAAATGGAAAGATAAGGTTATTATAAATGCACCACCTTATAGAAATATAAGTCCCAATATAAACTATAAAGATATCTATAAACAATTTGGAACTAATGTTATTTTTATGTCATTTAATCAAGCAGATTATTTTACATTCTTGGAGAGAACAGGCCTTTCAATTGAGTACCATTGTCCTGGTTCACTCTATGAATTTATCCAGGCCATTGCATCCTGTAAACTATATGTAGGTGAATTATCTGCACCTCTAGCCATTTCATTTGCATGTCATACAGAAACAATAATTCCCTATATAGAGGGTGACGGAGATAGCATTCATAATTATAAATTTAATCTATTTTGGAATCATGTATACTATTCATTTGAAGAGTATCAAAAAGTTCAAGAGCATTAAGTATTGCATCATCCATATTAAAATACTTATAATTTGCTAAGCGACCTACAAAATAGATATCTTTTTCTTTTAGGGCAAGTTGCCTATACTTTTCATAGAGTGCCTGATTTTCTGGATTCGGTATTGGATAATACGGCTCACCTACATCTGATGAATACTCCTTGACAATTGTAGTATTTGATGTCTGTTGATTCAAGAAATGCTTGTATTCTATGATTCGTGTATAAGGCACCTCCTTATCTGTATAGTTGATAACAGAGTTCTCTTGAAAATAGGCTATCGGTAATTGCTCAATTTCAAATCGTAGAGATCTATACTCTAATTTAGGTAAATTGCTATCTTGAAAATAGGCATCAATTGGACCTGTGTAGAAAATCTTCTCATATTCTGTAGTATTGTGTTGAAAGTCTGTATTGAGCTGTACAGTAATATTTGGATGATCTAGCATGGCTGCACAAAAGGCAGTATATCCACCTTCAGGAAGTGCCTGATGCGGATCATCAAAATACCCCTCTTCAAATGAATATCGAATCGGTATACGAGATAACACACTGGCATCAAGTTCCCGCGGACTTTTATTCCATTGTTTCATTGTATATCCCTCAAGAACCTTCTCATAGATATCCCTACCAAAGCGTGCAAGACCGAGTTCCTCTGAATTCTGCGGAGATTTATTAGGAACTTGTTTTGATTCAAGAAAGGCCCGCATTTCTTCTCCTGTTTTGATATTCATATTATAGAGCATATTGACTGTCATAATATTAATTGGAACAGGAAACACTTGACCCTTATACTTTCCATAGACCTTATGATGCCAGGGAATCCATTTTGCAAAGTGATTTACATAGGTCCATACCCTTTCAGATTTTGTATGAAAGATGTGTGCACCATATTTATTCATAAGAATTCCGTTTGTATCTCTATAATCATAACAGTTTCCTGCAATATGATCCCGCTTTTCAAGTATAAGTACCTTTTTTCCTATGCTCGCATATCTTTCAGCAAGTACACATCCTGAAAGACCGGCGCCCACAATAAGAATAGTCATGTATTAATTAGAATAATAGTCCAGAATCTTAAGTATCTCATCTGCCTTGAGCGATGTAGTCTGTTTTACTTTATTGATAAACTCCATGTCAACTAAATCAGGATGCACATACCAATCCTCATGTTCACCATACGGGTGTCCTGCATGAACATCTGGAAATACAATGATATACCCACGCTTTGCTAGAATTTCACGAGAAATCTTACGTGTCTCAAAATAATCTCCACGATAAATATCATGTTCAAGTGTAATCGTGGCAAACTTGTAGGTGTCAAGTACATCTCTATCCAAATTTTCAAGCGTTATTAGTGTAGAGCGGTTCTCAACATCAAGATCCAACTGCAAGTAGTCAATATTCTTTGGAAATCCAACCTTCTCAAACTCATCACGGAAATTGATTTGTGTTGCATCACGAATCATATAATAGGATCTGGGCCGATGGATAGGATATAGATGTTCAAATGTATTGTCATACTCAATCATAAATCCAGACCATCCATATCTATTTTCCAGTAAATATGTATTATTCACACCAATCGGATGATTTGAACCTATTTCAAGAAAGGTTCCATTCGTCTTCTCCTTCATACACTTAATAACATAATAATCCTGCGCAGATTGACCATAGTATTTTTGCATTCTACAGTTTCTATCACCAATATCTTTAGGTTTAAAGTATTTACAAAGAATTCTATAAAATGCACCTTTTTTATATTACATGCGCAGTTACACCAACTGTAGAAAAATCTGTATTTTCATCTGATGTACGCTTGCTGCAAATTGTAAAGAGTATTGAATCTGTAAGGAAACAGGTTGTAAATCCATTTATTGTTCTCTTAGAAACAGGTTCTGCTACTGAAGAACAAAAGAGTTTTTTAGAAGGACTTGTTGATTTCTATATGACCATTAATGTCACTTCACTTGTAAAGAGTCGAGGTGAAGCAACAATGATTTATACATTTCTTTCATCGCCCTGGTTTCAAGAAAATAAGGACCGATTTGAAACATTTAGCAAACTGTCTGGACGGTACTTTCTTCTTGATTCATTTGATCTGACTCGTTATCCGCTTGACAAGATCTTCATTCGCTTTCGCTGGTTTACGGATGGTGAAGGTGTATTTGAAACGCGTTATTACAGAATTCCTCGTACAAAGATTGATGCATATGTGAATAATATGAATAAACTTGTCAATACTCACTATTATATTTTTAAACAACTTGATGTTGAACATATCTATTTCTTATGTAATTACTTTCCTCTTGAAGACACTATTTATGACCAGCCTATTGGACTAGGAGGATGGGGGACAGGTGATGGACGATATTTTGAAGAATAAGATCAGATAAATTTAAACCCCTTAAGTTTCTTAGCCCCCTTCGGCCACACAGTCTCTTGTAGGATCTTACGTGCATCTGTGAGTTCCTTCTCTTTGAAACCTGCTTCCTTAAGACGTTCTTGTAGTTCCTTGGTCTCAAGTTCGGCCTTGGAGTCTTCTATGCAGTAGCGTTGAAACCAGAGAACAAGTTTCTTCTCTTTCTCCGTACAATCTAAGAGATTCTGCTTTGTGTAGAGTTCAGGATTTAATACACCCTGCACAATACCTTGTTGTTCCTCCTCTGAAAGAAGTTCTTTGAGAGTGGAAACAAGTTCCATCTCTGCCTGCTTTACAAGGCTCATCTGCTCAGCATAAATCTGGTCCATCTTCTTTTTCTGATTGACTAAACTATTGCGCAGATTCTGTAGGGTTGTCATATGATTCTTCAAAAGATGCTGAATAATCTGCGCCTTTACCTTCATCTGTGAGAGTTCCTCTGAATCTGCTCGCTCCTTGTGAACACCCATATACTCTCCAACTTCAAGCAAAGGACGGAGTCCCTGTAGATAGAGAACAGGATCCTCGTGCTTGTAGAGATTTGACAGATAAACAATAAAGCGACCATCTTCAAGGCGCTCCAGATCAATATCCGCTGGCTTTGTATGACCCGCAATTCCGTTTGTTAGGGAGACCATAAATGCAACCTTTACATCTGGATTTGACCGCATATCACGACGCAGTTTCTCCACTTCGTCTTTGTTAACAGCACGACCATAATTCTTGGTTTCCCAGATAACCTTCATATTATTGTACATCATGTGATGGTCGCCACTCTGAGCCTCCTTACCCTTAGCAACTAACTCAAATCCAGGGCCCATACCGAAGGCGCGGGTAATCAAATCCTCAACACGAAGTTCACCAAGTCGCCCCTTCTCCTGTGAGCCAACCTGACGATTAAGTGAATCGGCGAGTTTCTGCAGGCGTTCTTGAAGTGCCTGATTTTCACGTGATGCACGGTCTATCTGCTTATCTTTCTCAGCCAGCAGTTCACGAAAGGTGCTGCGACATTCATCCTGAATCTGCTTACGGAGGTCAGACTTCAAACTCTCATCGATGGACAACTTTGACTGTAGATGAGTGAGGGACTCCTCAAGGCCGCGCTTCTCTCGTTCAAGACGGTCGCGAGTTGTAATGTGCTTCTTCTCAAGTTGAGTGACAAGATCACTATTACACTCTTCGCAAATTGTTTCCTCAGCAGCCTGGGCTGCAATCGCACCGAGGCGCAGGGCTAGCGAAGTTTTATCAGGAGATTCCATGTGATAGAACTTCGGTAGAGTAAAGGTAGCAGGCACACGTAGACTGATTTGAATGGGTTCCATTTAAATGAGTTTCGCAAAAAAAGTTTAAACCGTTTGACAGGGTAGAATGACCCTCCGTATACTGACTTACAATATACGTGGTCTTCCTTGGGTATCATGTCCAATTGATGATATCCTGTCATGGATTTTAAAACGGAAGTGCGATATTGTCTGCTTACAAGAAGTCTTTACGCGAAGGCTCCAACTGGCTATTGAATCACAAGATGAATGGAATGTCTTCTTTTCAAAGGGAAGTACATGTACTGGACAGGCGGCAGGATTTTACTCAGGCGCAGGACTCTGTACATTAGTTCGGCGGGATGCAAAGATACTTGGAGAAAGTACATTTACGCCGTTTATAGAATCAGGCGGCCTAGATCAATTTGTCTCTAAAGGACTACTTCATGTACCCCTAGAAGTAAATGGCCAACGGATAGACATTATAAACACACATTTTCAATCTGATTTTACACAGTTTCCCTGCTTTCGCATTAATTATCCTGCCGTTCGATTTAATCAAGAAAAAGAAGCGGACTTTATCTGTAAACAGTACGCATTTGCACTTCTCTGTGGTGATCTAAATCAAGACTCATTTCATTATTTTGAGAAATTTGATGAGACAGATGAAATCACATTTCCAGAAACTGGAGAACATTTGGATCATTTACTCTATTCAAGTGATATAGGTCATAAGTTTATCAATAAAAAAACAACATACATGCACGATATAACACTAAGTGATCATATCCCAGTCATCTATGAATTTGAACTCAAACCAACTCACACTCTTCACGACACACGGGACATGTTGTATTCTTCTTGAGCCACTGGATAATTGCATCTCTTTTGAAGACATGTTGGCAACTCGTCACTGCAGCCGTTGCCTCTTGAATAGCCTCAAAGGTGATTGGACAATCAGTACCTACAGCCACCTTTATAATTGCGCGAATTGTATGAGGCTTGAGAAATTGTTGTACAGGACACGGAACTGGAACCTCTTCTTCAGGCTGCTCTTCCAGAAGTCCAGGAATCTTTTCATGAAAACTCTTGAGAAAGAGACTACGAATACCAACTGCAGTCAATGGAGCTTCTGCCTTGAGTTTTGCTTGACAAACTGGATAGAAACAGGGTGCTGAAGAATCTAGAAAGTTATAGGAGTCGAGTTGAATTACAGGGAAACAGGTTGTATCGGTGGTAATGTAGAGATTTGTA